TTTTCTTGTTCATCTTTCACTCCTTGTCGCAGGCTGCGCCGCGAATTGAATCAATCTTACGCTCGAGCCTGTCGAAGCGATCGAGCAACTGCTGCATGTCGGCACGGAACTCTGTACGTGTGATGTGGTCTCGCGCTACTTCTTCACGCGTGCGGTTGAGCAAAATGCCAAGACGTTGAATCTCGTCAAACTTGCCCTTCAACAAAAAACCCATACCGGCCACAACAGCGCTAAGTAGGGCGTTCCAAAGCATCATCTCCATGTCAGCAGTTCCATGCTCTCAGGCTTTTGTTAATACGACTGTCGGGGTCTTTTTTGGCTTTCTCGCCAGTATTCTTGGACTTCATCCCTTCCATCCGGGCACAGAACGACTTGCGTCGGGCTGCGTCTTTCTCGGTTTTGGGTTTGGGCGCAGGAGCCTTCAGCCCCGGCTTACCGGGGTTTGCCTTGTTGTATGAGGCACGGCCCTTGGCGTTGAGACCCCCTTCGGGGTCTTTGCCTTCTTTGCGTGTCCAAGCTGGGGACTTAGCCATAAAACACCGTTACCGACGACACATCTGCTACGTCAACATAAATGCTGGACTCAAACAGGATGCCTTCGCCGGGAATAAGGATGTTGTGAAAATCAGCAGCTGCAGGCGTGTTCAGCGTCAAGAGAGTAGTGCCCGAAGCACCACCATCTTTGAACACAACGCTACCTGCCACGGCAGTAGACGTCAACACAACCGCTTTCAAACGGGTGCGGTAAGACACCATTGTGCCGTCGGCGGTCGCAACCGCGCTTTTGACATCGGTTTGCATACCCATGGTGGGCTCCTAAAATTAAGCGCCAGCAGAAACCATCAAGGCGCCAGCAGTTACATACAACTGGCCTTCAACTTCAGGATCAGATGTGGGCAAATCAGAGATGATGATAGTCGTGCCGTTGATAGTCACGGTGCCAGTGGTGGTCAGGTCTGTAGCAACGACAGCGCCTTCAAAGCCATTGTCAGACTTTACGGGACCGGAAAAGGTGGTTTGTGCCATGATATTCCTCACATGCGAGTTGTGGGGTGCCCGTCTGCATGTCGTCTGCTAGGCCAGTCTGACACCCCGGATGCTCCTAGATGTGTGAGTTATATCATGCGTCTTGTGGAAACGCAAGCAACTTATCAAGCAAAGTGAACTGTGGCGCTATACCGCCGTACACGAACGAATACCCTTTGAGTTTTCCTTTGGAAATCGGCAGTCCTGACTTCAGCGCACGACGCAAAGTTGGCATCTTGATTTGGTACTTCTGCAGCACTGCTGTAAGGCTTGGGAACATCAACCCATCCGGCATCACGAATACCGCCTTTGACATCTTGGCTTTAGCTTCCTCTGTATGGCGTTTGCCAGTCCAGTGTTTGTGGCTACGCCCCGCTTCAATGTTCGCACGGATCTTGGCACGGCCCTCTTCAGACACCTTACGCCCGGCAGCTTTGGCTTTGCCTTTCTGCGTAGCACCGATTTTGGCTCGTGTTTCTTCACTTACTTGTTTGCCATAGCGGTAGTGGTCGGGGCCTGCCGCTTTTCCCTTACGGTTTTTGCTCAGCTTCGCTTTGCTGGCGTCTGTCATTTTCATACCCAAGCGGGCCAGCTCTGCGCTGTGGTTAATGTTGTAGCACTCGGGACGACCTACATGCTGCGCGAGGTACATGTCTTCTACTTTGAGCTGATCGGCGCTGTCAGCGATCTCTTCCAACACCTCAAACACAAACGCGTCTGCGCCGTATTTATTCCACGCTGCTTGCAGGCGTGGGTTTTTGTGCACACCACGTTTGAGGTCGTATTTGTGTTGCCACTCACGGCGGGCGAAAGACTCAGCACTGCCGATGTAGTACTTGCCGTTGGCCATGTTGGTGATTTGGTAGATGACTGACATTGTTACAACTCCAAGGAACGATTACGATGAATGAAGTATATCATTCTTTTGCTTTGTAACACAATACCCAAAAGAAAAGGCTCCAGAAGGAGCCTTTTCAACACTCTAAGTGCTTGATTTTACTGGTTATGCACCAGCAGAACCCCAGACGCCCAGAGGATCAGACCAGCCGAAACTGTAGCGTTCACGCGCCTTGTAGCGAACGTTCCCTGTATCGAAATCCCCGTCCATGCCAGTAGACATGGGGGTACGAATGAAGTGCTTCATACCGTTGGGGACATCGGTCATCAGGAACCAAGCGTCGCTGTCGGTCAAGAAGTGGTTGATTGTGTAACCACCGGGCACTGCGCCCATGTTCTTGATCGCGTTGATGTCGTTGTCGGCAGTAGCGACACGCAGTTCGGTCTTCAACAGACGCTCTGCAACGAACATCAGGCTGGGAGGCAACACCAATTTCTTGGGTTTAGCTGCGATCAACAAACCACGTTCGTCCGTCCAAGCAGCGATCTGAATGATAGCGGCTTCCAAAGAAGTCTCATTCAGGTCAACAGGAGTGGAGGGGCTGTTGTAGTTTGCACCGCCACCAACCAAGGGGTGGCCAACGCGAGTGCTAGAGCTGTTAACGCCGCACAAAGAAACACCGTCACCGCCGAGGTAAGAACCGCTGAAAGCGTTGTTCAACACTGCAGCAGCTTTAACTTCTTTGGTGTAAGCCATGGCGCGAGCCAAAGCTTTGGTGTAGCGGGCAGACAGACTGTCATACAGGTTGTCTTCCACTGCTTCTTCGGTGATCGAGAAGCCCAAGGCGATGGTTTCGTGGGTGTAGCGCGATGTGAAAGCTTCTTGCGCGTTATCGTAAGCGATAGCAGCGCCTTCAGACTTCACAGGGGCAGCACCGAAGCCAGACAGCTTGGTTTCTTCTTCGAAGCTACGGTCTGATTTCTCAGTTTCGTAGATCTCTTTGTGCTCTTGGCCGTAACGGCTGTACTCCATACCAAACAAGGCGTTCAAGCCGGGCAGGAGTTCCTTAAGCAGTTGGGAACGTGAAATTGCCATGGTAGGTTACTCCTTAGATGCCAACGGCGTTGCTGTAGCTGTGGTAGCCGGGGTTGAACTTAACCAACACATCGGGGTAAGCATCGCTAACGGGAGAAGCGAAGCCCACGATACGGAAGGCAGCAGTAGTGGTTTGAACGGTAGCGTCCAAAGCCGAAGTGGAGTTGCCGTACTGGGTAGAACCAGTGCTAGACGACTGGGCAGCAGCAAAGAATGTGTTAGCACCCAAAGCAGCTTGAGTCGCAGAACCGTCCAACTGAGCTTGGAAAGCCACGCGGTCATCGGTCACAACGTATGCAGTCACCACGCCGGTAGTGCCGGAGGGGTAGTACTGGCTGTTGATCACTTGGCCTTGTGCGTTCACGTATTGGCAGCCGACGAAAACGCCGATAGTGCCAGCAGGGAAAGCATTGGACGAGTCATCAGCGCCGGTAGCAGTAACCACGTTGATGTAACCGTTAGCGTTGATACGCACAACCTGACCGAAGAAAATGTTGCTAGCGTAGCCAGCAGGGTCGATCAGGAACTGAGATGCGGCGCCGGCATAAGCCATGCCGTCGACGCGGTTTACGGGTTTCAGCCCGTAAGGAGAAGCAGTAGATGCCATTGATAGCTCCTAAATTACTTTGAACCAGAACCAAATCCGCCGCCGCGACTGGTAGAAGACTTTGTGTCTTTGTACAGAGGCATGCGCGGGTCATTGTTTCGCATGAAGTGGTTGTCCACTGATTCCATCTGCGCCTGTGCTTGGTTGGCATAGTAGTCGTTACGGGACTTGGCGCGTTCTTTGGGCTGTCTGCACAGCATCAAACCACCAATTTCCACGTTACCAGACTGAGTGCCTTGAAGCATAAGTTCAGGATGGTCCGCTGCTTTTACCGGCTCCCAACCATCACGCAACTTTTTAGAGACGTTCGTGGGATCAGGCTCACCCAAAACATGGGTTGCAATCCAACGGTAGCTCCAGTCCGGATCAGGGGTCGGTTCGGGCAGCATGCTCGAAGGTGTATACACATTACGAGCGGTTTTTTCGCGTGATGTCAATTCACGATTAGTACGGTTTTCAGCCATTCGAGTTCTCCAGTTTTGCCAATTCAATCGCATATTGCTGTGGTGTCAGCCCAAACTTAGCAGCCAAGGCTACTTGAGTGCTTGTAAGCTGCACCTTCCTTGCCCCCGATGAGCGGGAAGCCGGTGCTACAACGGTTGCGGGCTTTTTGGTTCCCTCGCCGGACTTCGGCTTGTCTTGAGTTTCCCCGAAAAAATCGCGGAACGTAGACTTCATGCGAGCATCAACGCGCTCGAAGTAATCATCAGAGCGGGGGTCAACCCCCGAGTTGACTAGTTTCTGGTGCAGCCCTAGTGCAAAAGCTGTCATTTCCTCGTAACCGGGAGAACCGAACCACTGGTTTTTTGCCTGCCAGCGCAGCGTTTTGTCGTCGATTGCTTCCTGTTTTACGGGTTGTTGCTGTGTTTGTACATCAACTTCGGGCTCTTGTAAAGCGGGTGGGCGGAAATTTTTCGCTTGCGCGAGCTTCATTTTCGCTTCCATCAACGCTTCTTGCGCTTCCACAATCGCATCGGTGTCAAACGCTTCACTGGCTTCCTTAAGCTTGCGCTTTGCGGCGTCCACTTCTGCATTGGCCACTTGCTGGATGGATTGTGCGTATTGCTCAGAACCTGAGTTGACATACTGACGCAGACGCTTGTTCTCTTCCAACATCGCACGCGTTACACGCTCAAGTTCAGCCTTTTCACGGGCCAAAGACTCTTTTGCACGACGCTCGTCATGACGGGCGTGTGTGAGCTCCTTGATGCGCTTTTGCACTTTGTCAGAGTACGAGTCAATTTCGTCCTCGGTGGGGTCTTCCACTTCTTTTTCCAGAGGCTTGCTGAACCGATCCTTTTCAGGCGTGTCGTCAACAATCTCTACCTCCAGCTCCTCTTGGGCGCCAGAGTCCGCAGAAGCTTCCCCTGCTGAGACCTGTTTGTCTTCTTCCTGTTCATCAGGAAACTTAAATGCTTCAGGCATGTGAAATCCTCCTTTTTAAGCGCGGGTGATACCGCGTGGGTCCTCGACAACAGCGTCCACCTGATCATCGTTGAGCAGTCTGAACTCTTTGCCAAAAATCTTGAACCGAGTGCCTGCATAAGCCCGGACAAGAACGAAATCGCCCTCTTTGCACCAAGGCCCAGTCAGGAATTTGTCTGGATCTTTGTACGCTTGAGGACCGACTTTTAGTACGAACAGCACCGTAGTGGTGTGTTCTTCCTGTCGCATCACCGAATCTGCTTTGATGATTGCCGAATTCTCAAATGTGTTTGAGACGTCAGGCACCACGCACAGAATCTTCCACCCTGTGGGTTCAGGCAAAGACTTCGCCTTTTGCTCATCAGACGCATCTTCTGAGGGGGCGTCTACGGGTTGGATGCTTTCAGGCAGCGCGAAGCTGTTGGGGGGTAGGACTATTTCACTCATTGGATTTTTCCACTTTCTCAGCAAGGTCTAGGACGTGACGCTCTGCGATGGCAAGACCTTGAATAACGCCGCAGAGTTTTTGGTACTCGTCAAAAGAGCGACATGATCCGCCGGCACAGTCGTCGGCGTAGTTATTCATGTCGATGCGTATTTGTTCGCGCAATACGCGTGCGAATTCGGAAATCATTTAGTGGGTTTCCTTGTTGGGGGTTGTGCTTGCGCACGGGCTTGGGCAGCCATCTGCTGCTTGCTCTTTGCGATATCGACGCCAATACGGACGCCTTCTCGTTGTTGGTCTGCAGCCATACGCTCGCGGTCCAAGCGATCTTTCTGGCCGGTTTTGAAACCTTCAAGTTGGTATTTGGCCTGCAACTCTTGCTCTTTGAGTTTCAATTCGTCTGCACGAGCGGCTGCGTCCACGTTGACCTTCTTGTCCTTGATAGCCAAGTCTTGCGCTTTGAGCTGCAATTCTTGCTGCTGCATTTGAACAATTGGATCCTGCGCTTGCTGCGCTGCTTGCTGTTGTGCAGCCTTGGCTTGGTTCTCTTGCAACACCTGTTGGGCGGCTTGAGCCATCATGCCTGAGAGCGCTGATTCGATCTGAGGCGGCAGCTTTTCGTCTTCTGGGGGCAGCGCCATGCCAAGCTGTTGCTCGATCTTCTGGCGGTAGGCAAACCCGACGTGCTCCGCGATGTGCGCAGTCATTGCCGCTTGAATCTTCGCCGCATTGGGACTTTGACCCACCAACTGCTGGATGATCGGATCCTGCAGTGCAGCCATGTGCACACGGATGTGCGACTCGTGATCTTGGTAGATAAACGCCTTGAGGGGGGTGCCCTTGAGCGCATCTTGGTTCTCGGTCACAGGGTCCTTGGGTTTCTGATCTTCAGGCAGGGGCACCAGCTTGTCCGGGTCCTTAATACCCAGCACCTCAAGCATGCCTCGATGCAGTTTTGGCAAATCGTAGATGTCGGGAGCCATCTGAGCCAGCTGAATCACGGCTTGGTACTGCACCACACGCTGAGACATTGTCGCAGCGTTGGGATCTGACACGGGGATCACCTCAACCATGTCATAGTCAGCAACCTTGGCACGGGGGCCCACTTGTGCGTCAGGATCGTAGTCGTACTCATCCTCTGTGTAGTCGCGGATCAGCTCTTTGATGAGCTGCAGCTCCTGCTTCAACGCGTAGTGCACACGGGCCTGCACAGCCGACATGACCTTAAGCTGGCGCTCAAGGAGAGCCAAAGTTGTGCCCACGGGAGCCTGAGCAGACATGTCGGCAACCTTCATGTCCGCAGTCGCAGCAAAGCGACGGCCCTCTTCCACCACGGTGTTGAGCAAGTTGTACAACGTACCTGACGGCTCTTTGTAAGGTAGCGGTAAGATATTTTGCTGAATCGTACCTGACCCCACATCAACGTCACGCCATTCTCCGGGAGAGATGGGAGTGTCGTCGCCCTTGATACGCAAGCCACGTGATTTCAAACCACCGGGCA